ATCATCAGCCTCTCAATGTAGAGCGTTGCATCTTGCAATTCTTCCTGCAGATGTTTAAGCCAATCAAGTGTGCTGAGATCGTCGCGAGTTAGCATCGTCCCATACTTCTTAATACCAGCTTGAGACCTATCATGAAATTTATTTATCACCCTGTCGACAATTGGGTCGGTCTGAAGATTATCAGCCGTTGACGTTCTATACCACATAATTAGATTAGATTAAAAATGGGTGCTCCAGGACGCACCCATTATGTCAAACACTAAAACAACCCATCCTGATGGGCAACAACATCTTTAAAACGGCAGGTCTTCGTCACTAGCGCTTGGTGTGCTAGTAGACACTGGTGCAGGCGCACTGCCTTGAGCACTGATAGCAAAGCCCTCAATAGTAGAGAAGTACTTCACCTGGCCCTGAGGACTAGTCCACTCACGACCTTTCAAACTGAATGACACCTCAACCTCTTGGCCTTCAGCAATGCTGTCCAATAAGTCACACTTGTCGTTAACAAATGTGAATGGAATGTATTGTGGGTACTGGGCAGCACCATCAGTTACAACGAACTCACGCTTACGAAATTTTTCGGAGATTACATCCGTGTTGCCTACCTTGTAGACAATCCCTTTGAATTTAAACATATAGATAATTAAAAGATTACTGAAATAGTTGCAATGACACAAAGTATCACTGCGATTGTAATTACAACAAGACTTGTTAAGGCAGCCTTGTCCTCTGCCGCTTCTAAGAAGTAAATGTGATCCTGAATAATCTCAATCTCATCGGAGTAGAAATACAACTCCTCATCACCACGGACCTTAACAAGGTAACCATAGTTGTGCTTACGGGCCTCATAAATCTTGCCGACCTCATCGTGCCACAAGCCATAGCCACCATCTGTTAAAAGCCTTACTCTCATAGATTTTTTGTTTTTAATAGTTTCATATACTCATTGGCATAATCATCAGCCACCTTCAACCAACGCTCAATCGTTGCGATGTCATCGTCAGTTAGTGTTAAACTTACCACGGTTGCACGCATGTTGTCATCGACATCATCCATGTAATGCAACGTTGGCTCATCCCATTCACCCAACAACTCCTCAGGTGTATTGCACAACATATACGCCACCTCACCATCACGCCAATCAAGACCGGTCATCTGACGTAGCATCCATAAGTATGCCTTCACCTGCCAGTCATATCCTGAGTCCTTGACCTTCTTAGCGGCCTTCTCCTCAGTCTTCGGGAATGTCTTCTTGGTGTAGGATGACTTTATGTCAATGACCTTAAGTCTCTCAGAATCAACTATATCAGGATGACCATGCATGAGCGGTGTGTCTAAGTATGCGTACTTGTTATTGTCAGACAATTTATTGTATGACGTAAAGAACACGCGGTTATACAACTCAATAGCCTCGTCTTCAACAGCTGTACCCTTGTCAGTCTCCTTGCTCCAGAACTTATCTTTGTACTGGTATACCTTCTCGTCAATGATTTCCTCGATCAACGTCTTGGCACCCTGACTTAACTCAGGCTTGACATCACGCTTTGCAACTAACTCGTCACGCTTCTTAGCCTGAGCATCAGTCAACTGAATCTTAGCTAATAGACCATCAAGCGTTGACGCCTGCAATGGTGTCAGACCTGGTGTGCCACTGTTAAACAGCGGTGCACACTTACTTGCCCGTAACTTTAGCATGCTGCTCTGGTGTTAAGCTGAAGTCAGCGATTAATTTCTCAGCCGTTGTCTTGCCATCAGCGATCGCCTGTAATGCCTTGTCAAAACGCTCATCTGTAATGGTTGGCTTCTCTTTCTTTGGTAACGGACGAGTGCTAAAACGCAACGCATCAGTCATACCCTGAGGACTCTTGACCTTCTCAACACCAAGGACAATCTGCTTGCCAATGTAGTCGTTGAAATCAAATGACCCAAAGAATGTCTCAAGCCTCTTGAAGTTTGTTCGATTGGCTACCATGCTCTTCTGAAACTCAGCAAGCTTGACAAACACCTTGTCTTCCTTGCCCATCTCACCGACCATTACGTCCTGATAAATCTTCTCGATTGTTACTACCCTCGGCTCATACTTGCCGTCGACCTCCAAGTCCCAACTCCCTAGGTACTTGTTGTCCTTCATTAAATTTCTCCAGTGTGACATTGTTAATTAAATTTGAACAAAATTAATATATTTCTTTTTAAATTCCAAGTATTGCTCGATAATTCTTTTTCTTTTTTTATCGTCAAACTTACACCTCGCGACATCATCACATAAGTAATCCATCACCACTCTGTATGCGCCTGGCTTAAAGCCTTTGCGTTTAAAAATATCATACTGCTCATCGGTTACCTCTTCAAACTTATGCTTGCTTGTCATTACATTAAAGATGCGAAAGGTCCCGTCCTGGAACCTCTCGATCTTTACACCCATATCAATGAAGTACTCAGTGTCATTGGTCTTATATGGTGTGTTATCCTTGATTACATCAGTCCAAGCCTTCATACTCAATAATTGAATATTCTTCCTCAAACTCATAACGCTTCTCAGGTAAGTACCTGAACCATATGACATATCCTGTCTTGGCCCTGGCAACATATACAATGTACACAAACTGATTGTTGCGATGAAAGTGATTGTACAAAGGCGCATCAATATCACTTCTGTCTACATTCAACGTGTGCATTTTTGCATTATTGTACTCAAGAGTGTTGAGCGCAATTGATAAGGCCGTGTTCATGTCACTGGCCTTGGTATAAAAGTTACCATCATTCAGCACCTCGTAGTCAGGCCGGTCAGGTACCCATTGGGCACTGATGGCTGACGCAAAGGTCATCATGCCTAACATGAACATTGCGACTACTATAGGAATTCCTATAGCAGCACGAATGATATCGTTCTTGATTCGTGTAACTGCCATCATACAGATTGCAGATAACAATAAAAGAATTGCATACATACTAATTTGGATTTATAGGGTTAATACTGACTTGAACTACAGACTCACTGATGTCCTCAATAATATGGTCGCTAACAATAGCACCAAGAGCAAACGCCCGGATCGGATCAGTGGCCATTAACTTTAACTTCTTGCCATTGTCATAGGTCACGATGTACCTCTTTAAGATTGGCGACATAGATGATTTCATGTTCAGGTATGTTTGATTTGTCAATTGCCTCTTTAACGTTGTCTGCCTCTATCGTTACACCTGAGCAGAGGATTGGACTCAGGTGATAGCAGATGTGGAATTTCATCATAACTTTATACTTATACCGTGTAATAAAAAATGGATGAGAATCTCCCTGTCATCCAAACTCAGGGATACTGACAGACCGATAGTCCTACCGGCCGGCCAACTTTCAGTGAATCTGATTATCATAGCTTTCATAGTAATATGCCTCTGAGATGAAGTCCTCAAAGTCGCGTAGTTGTTGGCGGCTCAGCCTTGACTTCATGTCCTCGGCGGTTGATAAATTGTTTTGCTCAATCTGTTGAGCAATCTCTTCGAAATAGTCAGCCATGGACTCATGGCCGACATACTCAAGGTCGTGTTTAGTTATCATAGTAATTGATTATTTGTTGGTACTCTTTTAACTTGCCATCCGGCATTTCATCATAGAATAAAGTATCACGTAACCAGTCGATGTACTCGACCTGAAGTTGTGTGCTCAGAGACTTATATATTTCCTTGCTCTGCTTGTGTTGGCCGTTTAGCTTTGACTCTAAGATGTACTCATATAACTCCTCCCATGTTAAGAAGTCAAGGTTATTTGGTTGCATATATTTAAAGATTAATTATTTCTTGTTCAACTTCTTGCCAATATGTTACTTGATTAGGGAATGACATATAAGGACTTAAACTCAGGAGCAAGGATATTTGCTCTTCAGCTGCAATCAAGGCACACTCTTTAGCAGTGTTAAAACACATTGGATATTTACCCATATGGTCCTCGACCATGTACATTTTATCAAGTAATTCTTTTGCTTTATCTTGTGGTGACATGGTCGTAAAATTTAGGTGGTACAATAATAAAGTGGTTGACGCAAAATACATTCGATGTCTCTAAAGTGACAACCTTGCATGGTATCTTTTTGGCCTTGAGCTCAGAAACCTTGGCCTTGATGTTGCGCTCAGCATTTGGATACGAGCTGTCGTCCCATTGACCGGTGTCAGGCTCGCAGTGAACTGAATACTTCGGCTTGGCATAACCTCTCCAAACATCCAATCGGACGTACTCTTGGCTTTCATCGAAACACATGCCGACATGCTTGGCATCCGGCTGTGGATTACTGTTGACCTTTGTCATTTCGCCGTCCCATTGGTTGCCGTTTAGGATTGGTTCTTTTCTTTTCATGTATACACTTACGTTCGGAAGTGTATTTAGCCATTTGTTAGTGGTCCGAGTCGGCCATCCTGCATTGGTGACATACAGGCCGTCCTCTCGGTGCTCAGCGATTAGGTTGCCGAATAGATATAACGAACGACCATCCGTTTGGCCGTTACCTTGTTTTTTCTTTTTTCCTTCAAGGAAAGATTGGATTACATTGTTCATAGTTATTAAAGTTGTCCAAGGTCAGCTAATGATGTGTAAGCTGAAGTAGGGGTTAATATAATGCTGTCTAATAGATTGATATCTAACAAGTTAAGACCTTGCTTTAGTTTTTTGCTCAGGGTGATGTCCTCAGGTGATGGCGCTGGATTTCCAGACGGATGGTTGTGGCAAAAGATTACACCGCTCGATAGGCTGTCAATAGCATACTTCGCGACTATCTTTGGATCAACATATGTGCCTGCAATTCCGCCTTGGCTTATCTTGGCATAGCCGATTGTTTGGTTCTGACGATTTAGCATCAAAATGAACGCACTCTCGAATACCTCGATGTCATCACCGTAAAATTGACGGATGAATAGTTGCGCTTCATTTGATGTTGTTATCTTCTCGGTTGGGAAGTCTGACTGTATTTTTTTTAGCTCGAATAGTTTCATATGACGAAATTTAGGTGTTTATGACGATTTATGACGGCGATATGACGAAATTATAGGGCTCAAACCCTTATAGATACTGACTTTATGACGAAATGACGACTTTTTACCTATATTTTCAAAAAAAAAAAAAATACTACTATATATAGTATATACACATATGTATATGTGTATATTTTCTCTATATAGGGGTGAAATTTCGTCATATCGTCATCCCTTATTGATAATCAGGGAGTTACGATTTACGTTTCGTCATATCGGGCTGTTTTTCGTCATATTTAGTCTGTTTTTTAGACGATTTCGTCATATCTGATGACGATTTCGTCATGTTGGCAGGCTCAAGGCCTGTTAGCTTTACAAATTGGTCTATTGTGTACATTTAATTATGGTTTTTAAATTAATCATGCGATAAGCTCTCTTGTGCATATCGAATACTACTAATAAGTTTTTTTCAGCAGGGTCAAACTTTAGACCTACACCTTTTAGGTTTTTCTTGACGCCCAGTCGGGCCGTCATCTTTCTTAATGAGCCGTCTTTCTTGACGAACGTTACACTGAAAATCTTTCCGTTTTTAATTTGTTCTAACATATTCTTTAAAGTAATATTGCACCAATTGGCGCAAGGTTAAACGATTGGTGTATTGACTGCATTGTGTGGCGTAGAAGCCATTGATGATTGTGACATTTCCGTCATCAATCCATTCTCTAAATCTCATTGTATAGAATATTTCCTTGGTTGTCAAAAATGCCTTGGTCGATCAATTGGGCGGCAGTTCTGCCATACCATCCTTGCAATTGGTTTACTGACTTTGTCTTGATTAAAAATGACCAAGCATTTAATTGGTCTTGGATTGTTACTTCGTTCTCGCTGAATCCCTCAGCAATTGCGCACGCCTCGTAAAGTGTCATAGTATATCAATTAAATTAATTTATATTGTAGTTAAAAAGTCAGTTGCTTAACAATCTAACCCGTTTAAAAATGTACTTGGAAATTCCCAACTTAAACTCTCAAACATATGTATTAGAAGTGCTTCAGTTGTAGTTTGATGTTCTGCAAAGTAATCCTCGTTATCATTTTTCCATTCTTCTACCACATCTCTCAGGTCAAGATATGTAAATGCCTCGTCTAAACTTTCAGCATTTTCTGGAATGTAGCAAATCTCTGTTGCCACTTGGAAAAAAGCATCATTATTTTTGTAGCAAGGGTGCATCTCTTTTTGATAGTCCTCAAATGTTTTCATAGCGTTTCAATTAAATTAAGTTCAACAATGTGTAGTGCATCGGTATCAGGACATCGCACAATGTACTTGTTTGATGTCCCGGCTACCTGACCAACTAATTTGTAATTCCCGGTCAATACTGACTGCATCCCGTCAATCAGTATTGTTATTCAGTTTCATGTTCGTTACCATTTTCGTCGTAGTATACGTCGTCATCTAATTCTTCCCATTCGGTGTAGTAGTAGTAATCTTCGTTGTAGAAGTACTTTAGTAGTGCGTCATCGGTTACGCAATCGGTTGATTTCTTGCCGTTGCAATCTACCCAGTCAAGCGTTCTGAGGTGTTCTAATAAATGTTCTTTGTCAGCGAAGTATAGCTCGCCGTCTCCTACTACATAACCCTCGTTGATACCATGTCCAGTGGCATCACATCGTCTTGCGTACTTTGTCATGATAATAAGTTTTTAAGTTTGTCTTTAGTGTACATGCAATTAAAGAACTCAACCTCATCTTTGTACCGCATCTCCATAATACCATTAACATATCTACGTATTTCTAATCCTGTGTAGTAGTCATACCACTCTCTTGTAACGTCGTCACGTCTGTCTTCTTTAATTAAGTAGAACTCCACGCGTAATGCTTCTTCTCTAATAGAATATTCATCAGTATTGTATTTATATATGAATATGTAGTTTGAATAATTTTGATTATCCATAGCCTCATTTCCACGCTTAACACATAGCCTATCGCCAATATCTTCTCTTAGCTGAATGACTAAGTCATCAATGTATCTATCACGCTCATCATCCCATAAGTCTCTGGTACGTTGAGCATCAGCTTTTAAATCAATGTGACGTTGGTTGATAGCATCAAATTCATCTAAGTCGATCAACTTGAATGGTCGTTTAGCTTTGGCTTCGTTTAGCTTGTTGAACTCAGCAACCAAGTTGCTGATAATTCTTTGTTGGTTCTCTGTCATATATTATTTGTTTCAGTTAATATTTCATTCCATTCTTCGTTAGTGAGGTGTTGCTTGTAGTTTTCCTCAGCAAAATTAAAGTCAATACAATCGTCATTGATATCATCAATCAATCTACCAATTGCATTGTCTCGGTCAGACTCTAACTCATACTCAAAGTATGTCATCTCATTGTCTTCGCACTCACCATTCTCCATGGTGTAGAACCCACCGAAGTCACATCCAGACTCAGAGTACTCTCCCTCAATCTTGACATCAAAGACCTTAGTCATCATTGTCAATAGACCAATAGGTGGTGACCAAGCTGAGTCTCCGATTATGTTCATCCAATCATCACCACGCTCAATATCAAAGTCCCACCACTTAGTGCCGTACCTATATATTCTGCTGAACAATTCGTCATTGGTCTCATGCTCAGGTACTACCTCAGGGTCAAACCCTAACACCATTCTACTGAACTCAGTGAATGTAAAGTCTTTCATATCATGATACTTTTTGAAGCGCTCCTCAATGATGTCAAGCGTTTCTTTCGGGCCTGTTATGTGTGCCCTGTTCCAACAATAGTTTGCCATAATTAAAATAGATTAGGTAATTTAATTTCTTTAATTAACTTATACTCATATCGAATGATATCTTCAAGACCCTTGATACTTTTGTTCCATGTATCAGTCAAGTCAGATTCACACCAATAAGCTTCTCTTTTGGACTCTACTAACTCGTCGTAGACGTACCATTTTATTTCATATAAATTCATATGCTCATTCCTGATGTTTGACCCATTACTACTTTGTACAAGGCAAATGCAATTGCAATACCTACTGAACTACCCATAACAATTTGGATAGCTTTTGCTAAGATGATTAGTGCTTTCATTTTAATTTACTTTTATAGGGTTTAACTTCCAAAATTCACTTGACTCTAACGTTGTCTCAATGAGAGTAACAACAAAGCCGTTGTTGACATATTGTGTCTGATGTAATTTGTATCGAATGTCCTGGCGATGTTTATCGCCTTTCAATTGGTCAACTACAACCAACGTTCCGTTGATGATAGCTTTAAATGTTTGTAGTGTTGTCATTGTTTTATTTTTTATTTGATTCTACTTTTGGATTGTATTCGTCACCATTTTTAAATGATTCAAAATCTAATTCTTCGGATATGCTTTCAGCATCTTCTTGACTAATGGCATAAATTATTAATGATTTGCCCGTTGATTCATCATAAACTTCATAATAATTTTGTAGTGTTTTCATTGTTTTGGGTGTATTAATTGGTTAGCGAATAAGCCAAAGTTGGCCATTGTTTGTTTTGAAATGTTGGTTCTACCTTTCATGATTTCGTAAGCAATCATCGCATCTATCAATGATTGCTTCATGTTGATTCTTTCGTGCATTATCTGTATCTAAAAGGGATTAATAACTTGCGAGTCTTAACTAACACGCCTTCCTGAAAGAAGCCGATGATTTCATAACTGCCCTCGATTCTGATTACTCTTGTTTCCATTTTTATTTGTGTTGGTTAGTGGTGCAGTGAGTATCGCTCTCATTAATTAGTCATTCTAACTGCACCTAATATCTTGTATGCCACGTGAAACTGCATACCCTCTTTTATTCCCTACAGGCATCACCATTGGGCCTGTGGTTTTGACGTTGACCACCTGAGTAGTGTATCAATCGTCCCGACTTTGCGGAGTCTTTATACTTACCGCATCGGCCTCGTATGACCTACCGAGTTAGTTTATTGTCTTACATGATGTCAAAGAACTTAGCTTAGAGCTTGTTAGCAGACCTACCTTTGAACCACTTAACCACGGTGGGCTCCCCGAGGGGCACTTAGTTAAGCTTTATCGTTTCGGTCACCTTTAATATACTGATTCGTCATCGTAACGCCTTAAGGATTGCTTTAAGAAGTATTGTTATTAGCTCGTTTGCTTGATACAAATATATGGCAACAATTCGGATTGTGCAAATAATTTGAACAAAAATATTCAAAAAAGTGCTAATTTATATTCATTCTAAATAAGAGACACGTTTGTCTGACGGCTAATTGCTTTAGAATCAGTAAGTTACGACTATAGTAACCTCAATAGCACTCAAATAGGTTTGCTTTGTGAATTGATAGGTAGGTGCAACCCTCTCTCTCCGGGAGCGCAACCAACAGCGCAAACAAACGAACGGCCGGCCGTCAGGCGCACCGAATGAACGGCTGTTTGATTGGTCTCAAAGTCTATTCTATTTAACATAATGCTAATTATATAACATGCCTACCTACCGACTACGACAAACGGCAACAAGGCATGTAGGCCGTCTATATTGGTATTGACGACAAACGATAGGCCGACTGGAAAAGCCAAAAAGTTCGGCCGAAAAGTTCGAAAAGCAGACCCCCCTACCCAAAAAGCAAACCGTTTCCCTTCCGGCCTGGCTCGCGTCAGATGGGGGTATTACCCAAAACCTCTATACATCTAAAAATCATTATATTTGCAGTATGATCATAACACTCTATCCGACGTTCGGCCTATCAGTAGGTTTTGACTATTTGCCTGCAGAAGGGGACCTTCGGCCGGAGTTTCTTTTTCATTTGTTTATTTTTAAATTATCTATATCATGGCAATAATGCGCACAAATCGACTCACGTCGAAGACCACTGCACCTGCAAAGGGTGGTAGAAAATTCACATCAGCATCTGAGCTTGAGGCACAGGACGCGGCTTACAACAAGTATAAATCTGATCTTCCTATTTATGAGAAGAAGATGAAGAGGTACAATGAGGAGAGTAAGATTACTAGTAGGGATTACAATACTCTTGGTGGTAAGAAAAATGTTAGAAAACTAAATTCAGAGGAATTAGCTAAATACAATTATAATTCTATGAATAACCCAAATGATGATTCTGCTTTAGAGTATAGAACTGTTGAAGTCAATAAGGGCTATAATAAAAAATCAAGTGATAAGAATTTTATGATTGGCACTTGGCATCATACAAGCAATCCTATCAAACCAACAGCACCAAAGAAAACCAATCCTGCTGATTGGTCTAATGTTGAGTTGGGTAAGATTGATACTAAAAAAGCCAAGATAACTACACAAAAAGGTAATTTAAAGAAGCTTAAGGCTACTCCAGAGCTTCCTTCGTTTGAGGGTCCTACTAAAAGCGCTGGTATTAAGAACAGTGTTGACATGAATCCACTTGCTCAGGGTGCTTACACTAAGGGCAATAAAGGTCGTTATGCAAAGCAAGTTGTTGAGTCTGTAGGTAAAACAGGTAAGACAAGAGGATTTGATCGTGAGAGAAAGCAGTTTGAGGCATACGCAGGAGCTGGTGGTGATCAAACCAAGTCAATGTTCAAGGCTGAGGCTAAGCAATCAAGACAAATTGGCGCTCAGTACAGAGCTGAGGGTAATGCTGAGGGTGCTGAGATGATGCGTCAAGAGGCTAAACAGTTCCGTAAAGCTGCTCAGTTTGCTGGTAAAGTTGGCAAGGGTAATAATAAGTACTTTGATCGCAACATGGTGAGTGAGTTCAGAGGATCTAAAGAGAACGCAGCCAATCGTAATACGATGGAAGCTAAGATAAAAGCCGCTGGAGCCAAAGCAGCTAACAATCGAAACACTTTATATTAAGAAAGAGCCCCAGAGATGGGGCTTTTTTATTGAACAAAGCGAAAAAATCACTAGATTTGTCAAAAATCAAGTGAAATGGTAGTAAAACATGTACATTTAGGCGACGAAGGTCGCAAAAAGCTCATTAAAGGCATCAAAACGATCGCTGGAGCTGTAAAAAGCACATTAGGTGCGCGAGGCCGCACTGTGTTAATCGAGTCAGAGCACCATGTCGGTGGTATTACAGTCACAAAGGACGGTGTTACGGTCGCTAAGTCGATCAATCTGTATGACCCGGTTGAAAATCTAGCTGTTATGATGATGCGACAGGCTGCTGAGAAGACAGCTACTGTTGCTGGCGATGGTACAACCACGTCAATTGTCATTGCGGAGGCCATTGTTGACGCGGCATCTGACGTTTTAACGCCAGATGACAACGTCACCGAGGTAATCCGTGAGATCAATAGCATTACAACAAATGTTGTAACGCATCTGACCAAACGTGCTAAGAAGCTATCAGGTAAGAAGCTTAAAGATGTGGCTTCAATCAGTGCAAACAATGACACCACTATTGGTGGCATGATCGCTGACGCTTTCAGTGAGGTTAAGATGGTATCTGTTGAGAACAGTAAGGACCACAACACGTATGTTGAGGTGATTAAGGGGATTAAGGCTGACCGAGGTTGGACTAGTCGCTATTTTATCACTGACTACAAGCGTCAGGAGGCTGTATTGGAGAACCCATATGTGTTGATCACTGACCAGGAGATCAATAACTTGCTCAATATTGAGCGCGTACTACAACATGTAGTCGCTCAGAACAAGTCTTTGCTTATTATTGGTGAGATGCCAATAGCTGCTTTGAACACTTTGAATATTAACGTTGCTCAGGGCAAAATCAAGGCATGTAACATTTTACCTCCAAGCTTTGGCTACCGTCAGAAAGATTTGCTGGAAGACCTAGCGATTGTATTGGGTGGTACATACTTCAGTGAGGACACTGGTGATGACTTGTCGTTGATCGACGTTGCTCACTTAGGTCGTTGTGCTAAGGTGATCGTTGGCAAGGACAACACTATCTTTATGCCATATGCTAGCTCACAAGAAGCTATTGACAACCGCATTGCTGATATCAACGAGACAATATTCGACGGCATCACTAAAGAGGAGATGGACAACCGTAAGGAGCGAGTGGCCAATCTATCTGGTGGTGTTGCTGTGATCTATGTAGGTGCGTTGAGCGACATTGAGCAGAAGGAGAAGAGAGATCGCATTGACGACGCTGTGTGTGCAGTTGAGGCCGCGTTAGAGGAGGGCATTCTTCCTGGTGGTGGTGTTGCACTGCATGAGTATGCTAACATGTACTTACGTGGCAAGCTTGGTGCAGCTAAGGAGATTATGTACAAAGCACTGAAGTCACCGATGCGTCAGATCCTTGAGAACGCTGGTAAGGACGCTCAAGAGATCATGGACAACATCTTACCATTCGATAACGAGGGTTACGACGTGAAGGGTGAGCAGTATGGTGACATGATGAAGCTTGGTATTATTGACCCGGCTAAGGTTACAAAGAACGCCTTGTTGAACGCTGTGTCTGTAGCGACTACGATCATGAGCACAAATGCAATAATCACAAATATCAGAGCAGATGAAGGTATTAAGTAAGTATTTGATTGTCAAGAAAATAGCTGAGCAGAAGCAGACTAAGAGTGGTTTGCTTCTGACTGGCGAGGACGCTAATGAGATGCGTTACCATAAGGCTATTGTCTACAAAGTAGGCGACAGCATCAATGGTATAAATTCAGATGACACTGTCTTGTATGACAAGGTTCAGAGTTATGACATTGTCTTAGACAATGAGCGAATGACGATCATTCAAGAGAGGGACGTTGTTTGCGTTCTTTAAATCGATCGTTAAAATTATTAATGGCGTGAGCAAGGGTCTTCTGATGGAATGGAGCGTTCTGTCTGAAGACCTTGTTGCGTCTTGGTGACGTCGGAATCGGTTCTAATCCGGTTAACTTCTTATATATTGACGTAATCATCTTCTTACACTTAAAAGACACCTCATACATATTGGCCTCTCCGAAACCACGTTTGCGCCATATATAAATCCATTCTTCTTTGAGAAGTCTATCGAAACGGTTCCTATCCCAGTTCATGAAGTTGGCATATTCAGCGAAGTCTGCCCTAGTGAATAGCTTTTGTTTGTGTAGAAAGAGTAGCATCTCTAGATCTGAGCGACTTAGCTCATAGTTGATCTGTGCCCATTTACGAACGATAGACCATTCGGCCAGAAAGTCGTAAGTCAAAGGTCTACGTTCATAGGCCTTATCTTTTTTATATCTTCGTTTGATTTTCATTATATTTGTACAAAGATATTCATAATGGGACTATATAGCAACATTCACGCAAAAAGAGAGCGAATTAAAGAAGGCTCTGGAGAGAAGATGCGCAAACCTGGTCAAAAGGGAGCGCCTACTGCCAAAGCGTTTAAGGCTGCTGCTAAGACCGCAAAACCAAAGAAAAATGAAAGCAAAAGGTAAACCAATGGTCGAGAAGAAGACCGGAGAGAAGTATGCGTCTAAGGGTGCTAAGATGAAACATGAGAAGGTTGAGTCTAAGAAAGAGCAGATGCGCGAATACGGCAAAGTAAAGCGTAAATGAAAGACCCAAGATTAGAAAGAGCTGGCGTTGAGGGCTTTAACAAGCCCAAACGCACTCCTAGTCACCCGACTAAGAGTCACGTTGTGGTTGCCAAAGAGGGTGATCAGGTGAAGCTTATTCGCTTTGGACAGCAGGGTGTTAAGACCAATCAGACTGCAGGTCAACGTGAGGCTTTCAAAAGCCGTCACGCCAAGAATATTTCAAAGGGTAAGATGAGTGCTGCGTTTTGGGCTGACAAAGTTAAGTGGTCCCCAAGCAAGACTGCATCACCTAGCACTAAATGGAAGAAAGGATGAACAATATACCATTCAAGAATAAGGACATTGAGTTTTTAGGAAAGAAAAAAAGGATCCGTGAGATGCGTGGCGAAGAGTATGTCAACATGCCAAACGGTGAGGTATCCTCACACTTGATGTCTAGCCGAGGTAAGGAAACGTTTCCAACAGTTTTCCCAAACAAACCAGGGTCTCATGAGTACAAAGATTGGACTGACATGCCAAACACTTCAGAGGCTTATAATGAGGCCAAGAAGAGAGGCGAGGTTGTAAAGTTTGCCACAGCCAAGAGAGCTGAGAAGATGGCTTTTGGCGCTTGGAAGAAAGGCGAGGCTAGAAAAGAAGCAATGCAGAACTATGATAATTATAAGAAAACACAAAGGTCTAGGTGATACAGTCGCAGCTTTAGCTGAGACTACAGGCATCAAGACACTAGTCGAGAGTATAACTGAGGACTGCGGATGTCAAGAGAGACAGGCTTCTCTTAACAACCCTGACCTATTAATAAATAAAATGTTCTATGGGACAAAGCAAGACATCGAAGTATTACGCGAGCAATCCGAAAGCAGCGGAGAAGAGGCGTGAATATCAGCGCGAGTTGAACTCAACTGAAGAGCGAAAGAAGTATCGGGCTGATCACACGAAAGCTCGTCGGGCCAATGGTATTGATGGCAAGGGTGGTCCTGATATGAGTTCCACAAAAAGTGGTAAATTTGTAAAAGAAAACCCAAGTAAAAACCGCGCTCGCAACGGTGCAAACGGCAAGAGCGTAAAAAAATAAGTAAGATGGCATATCAAAAATTACAAGTACAGCGCGCAGCATTAGTTACACCTAGCAATACTGTCGACATTCCATATGTGGGTGGTGATGGTACTACTCCGTCATGGCCTTGTGTCCTTTATATCGGCACTGGTGGAGATGTTAGAGTTTTAACTGAGGGTGGTGATGATGTAGTATTTACAAATGTGCTAGGTGGTACAACTCTACCTGTCAATGTTGTAAGAGTATTTGCTACCAATACAACGGCTAGCAACATTATAGCGATGTGGTAATATGTGGATTATTAATGGCATATTAAACGCTGTTGGGGCAAACTATATTGGCGATCCTAACTATATAACTATATCATTCATTAACAGAGTGAAGGCTGATGGCGGTGTGTTTGAGGCACAAAACTGTTTAACATCATTTTTAAATAGCTTATCATGAGTTTATTAACGCAGGCCAGTTTAATAGTAACACCAAACGGATACAAAGAGGGCAAACTTTATTCCGTTATTCCTTCAGACGGAAGTGGAGACTTGTCCGTAACAAGAGCAACAACTGCAACACGAGTAAACTCTGCTGGGTTAGTTGAGTTAGTGCCATACAATTTGCTTTCATATAGCGAAGATTTTAGCAATTCAATTTGGAATAAGACCGCTTTAAGCATTTCTACAAATAGCACAACCGCACCAAACGGAAGCACAACCGCTGACACAATCACAAATAGTTCGTCTTCGGGTATTATTTTACAAACTTATTCATCCGTCAATACTTCTCAAATAGTTACGCATTCCGTTTATTTGAAGCGTACCAACAATGACTGGGCAGTACTTGCTATTGCTCGAAGTGGTGCAACTACTTATGGAGAAATGTATGTTTGGTTTAATTTGTCTACGGGTGTAGTAGGTGGTAACCTACCCGATGGTTCAGCAGTTATTTTAGATACTGAAATTGAAAATGTCGGGAATGGTTGGTATCGTTGTTCAGTTACTGGATATGTACCGAATGCAGTTGCATATACTGCGTTTATGCTTTACCCTGACGGAAATAATTCTTTTACAAGGGTTACAGGTCAAAGTGTTTACGCTTGGGGTTCACAACTAAACGAGGGTTCGCTCAAAGACTACCAAAAGACGGAAACACGCCTTAACATCCCAAGACTTGACTACTCAAACGGAACTTGTCCAAGTTTACTTGTAGAGCCACAGAGAACAAATTTAGTTTATCCAAGTAGTGATTTTTCTACCATTTGGAGTTTATTAAATTCTGCAACAGTAAGCACCAACCAATCAATAGCACCAGATGGGACTTTAACGGCTGATAAAATCACAACAACAAATTCTGCAAATGCGCTTTTTAATGTTAATGGTTCTGGAACTACCGCTGCTGACTATACAGTTAGTCTTTTTATTAAGCCAATAAATAACAATTCAGTTGGTTTAGGAATGACAAACGATACAACTGGAGAAGCATTTGTTTTAATTAATTTACAAACTGGAGCTGGAACAACAACGCAACAATCGGGCTGGAGTAATGCGTCTTACAAATGGGAACAATATGAGAATGGTTGGTATAGAATTTCACTTACTGCAACAAAAGGAGCAAGTGGAAATGCTCGTTTCATACTAAAAGGAAATGCAAGTTCTGAATATTACCTATGGGGCGCACAACTTGAAGCTGGAAGCTACCCAACAAGTTACATACCAACTCAAGCGGCTACGGTAACACGAAATGCAGATGTTATTTCAAAGACTGGTATTAGTTCGCTTATCGGTCAAACGGAGGGGACTTTGTTTGTTGAAGCAATAGTATTAGCGCATCAAGATAACAACACTATTTTATCAGTCAATGATGGTTCATTAAGCGAGTATATGGTAATTAGTGGCAACGCTTCGGGAGAAGTCAATGCGTTTATTTTAGATAGTGGAAATGTATCTTCCGTAATTTCGGGAACATATGCAGTAGGAACTACTTTAAAATGTGCTTTAGCTTATAAGACAAACGATGTAGCTTACTATATTAATGGAGTTCAAATAGGGGTTGACACTTCGGTAACAATACCAACTACAAGCCAAGTGAATATAGGTAGTCTAAATTTCTTGACTGCACAACTTCAAGGTAATATTAAAGCAGCCGCACTTTGGAAAACTCGCCTAACGAATACTCAACTCGCCGCGCTCACAAGTTTATAATATGGCATTAGTTTACATACATATGAAGCCAAGCACACGTGATATTTATTATGTTGGTATTGGCAATTCAAAAGAACGGGCTTACAGGAATGAGGGTAGAAATTCTCATTGGACTCGAGTTTTTAAAAAGTATGGTAAAATAGTTGATATAATTTCTGATGACATTTCATTAGAAGCCGCTAAACAAATGGAAAAGTTTTTGATTGCTTCAATAGGCGTTGAAAATTTATGTAACCAAACATTAGGTGGCGAAGGAGCTTTTGGATTGAAACATAGTGATGAAACTAAAAGAAAAATATCAGAAGCGAATAAAGGTAGAATTACTTCACCCGAAACAAAAGCTAAAATATCAGCAAAATCAAAAGGACATCCTAATTATAATTTAAGCCATACAGAAGAGGCGAAAGCCAAAATGTCAGCAGCCTTTAAAGGTAAAAAAAGGAGTGAGTATTTTTGTGGTCAAGTAAAAAAATCTAAGCAAGGATATTGCCCAAGCAGACAAGCAATAGAAAACGGTGTTCAAAAAAGAAAAGAAAAAGCGGCTTTAATTATTGAAATAAATAGTGGTTTCATTGGTAAGATTTGGGATATAGAAAAGCAATTTAATATTGATAGAAGGGCTGTTTATTATAATTGTAAGAAAGAAAAAGAAATTGCAACAAGAGAATGGAAAGGATTAAACTTTAAAAAATATACAACCCTATAAACTATGGAAAATATATTCAAGCTTACTTATAGCGACAAAGCAACCGCACTCGCAGACCTTAAAGCCAAAGGCATACTTGTAGAGGTTGAGTTCAACGGAGAGAAACACGAAGCATACGGAAACGGAGTGCAAGCAGTTGTTGAACTTGGGTTGATTATGGTAACCCCACCCGTAATGGATGGAATGGAAATAGTAACCCCACCCGTTTACGCTGACGGTTACCACTATGACGTAATGAGTTCCGAGACATACGACTTCGGAACAAACTTGGTAGAACCAAAGAACCCGAAACACGCATTTGCAGGTCATTCAATTAAAGAGGAGTTCCCTTATGAGCCAACAATACCAACAGAAGTTCAGTAATTATGGATCACTATCTCTTGCCGGAACGATCATTCATCAGGCACCAGATAACAATTCATCGGTAGTTAAATCAATACGATTTAACAACTCAGCTTCTTGCGCAATAACATTGTCTCACTACAACAGCTCAGCGTCTACAACTAGTGTTATATACACAATTAATCTTTCTGCAGGTGACATCATGACGGATACATTTCCATTCTATTTAGAGGCTGGAGATAGATTAATTGCTACTCCAACATCTATTGGAACATCATTTACTATAGAAGGAGAGAGTGGTCCAAACTTAGGTGTTAGATGCAAGTAGTAGATAGATATGGTATTGTTTACGGTGTTGATAGGATTCAGATCAACAGTGCAGATGGAAGGCAAAAGCCATCCTCTATAAACTATGGTCTTTTTACTCAAACATCTAGGAGTGTTCCAGTAACAAATACAACTCAGGAGCAGTCATTAATATATGTAAACTTTGAAACAAGAGTAGACAACGATGGTGGTGTTACCGAGTCGATGTCTTGCATGGATCCAAGTTTAAGATATTACGGAAGCGTTGGTGGATTATCTGTACCTGCAAATACATTCCGAGTCGGAGATAGCTTCTTTGCGGTTGCTACAGGATATTTATCAGCTGTAAACAATCACACGCTACAAATAAGAATTAAGAGTGATGGTGTAGTACTTGCTGATACAGGTGTTATAAGCATGTCTTCTGCTACAAATAAACATTGGAAATTAGACATCTATTTCACTGTTAGAACGTTAGGAGGTCCAGGAGTAGCTTCAATTGCAACAGGAGGGACATTTGTTTACACAAAAGATGCTTCTAATTCATTTGAAGGTACTAATTTTAGTACTGAAACATTCACTGGGTTTGACACCACTATTGACAATACGTTAGTAGTTACTGCTCAATGGGGGACAGCAAGTACAGGAGATATAATTTCAAGTCAAGTATTTACGCTTACAAAAACATTCTAATGCGATATATAATTATAGCTCTATTACTAGCTTCATGTAGTCCTACTAAGCGCTTTACACGCCTTATTACTAAATACCCGTATCTAATCACTACAGACACTGTAGTGGTAAGAGACACTATTACCCTATATGTGCCTGAGGTAAAGGTAGACACTATAGTGACAATTAAAGAACTTACTGACACAATTACCATAACTAAAGACAGAGTAACTGTAAAGGCTTGGTATGTGCCAAAAGAGAAGAAAGTTTATATACAAGGCAAGTGTGATCCTATATACATAACAAAAATAGTGGATCGTAAAATACCCGTGAAGTACTACGAGAAGTACCCATGGTGGAAGAAGCTGGTCAACAACTTGTTGGCTTTTTTAATTATCTTTGCTATAGTCTATACAGGCTATAGATTATACAAGAAGTTATTATGAAAACCAACGCACTTATTATTTTGTCTGGCATTGTTACAATTCTCGCACCGGTAGGACCGTTGCTAACCATAGCTTTAATTTCAATAGGACTAGATGTGTGTTTTGGCGTATGGCGGTCATACAAAAAACGTGAGGATCAGGAGGCAAAATTTTGGGATGTGGTCCAAAGCCAACGTTTATATGCTACAGCAGTTAAGTCTGCTATTTACGCGGCAGCAATCACATTCTTTTTCTTGGTAGAAAAGTACATCGCAGGTGATATCATATCACACTTTATATCAATAGAGCTCTTACTTACAAAGGCAGTGGCTCTATTTTTTGTATTCATAGAAGTAAAGAGTATGAATGAGAGCTATAAAGACGTCACAGGTAAAGATATACTAGCTGCATTTAGAAAGTTCATTACAGG